CGAACCGCTGGTGACCCATGAACACGGTCCCGCGATCTCCATACAGAGAGATCCCGGCGTCGGCGGGGTTGATGATCCGGCCCATGTTCTGGTACATCGCGGGCATTGCGTCGTACTGCTCAAACATGGCCTCATACCCATCGTTCTCGACGAGGGCGACAACCTGTGAAACGTCAACAGCCATTGGTTATGCCACTCCGGAGAAGGTGGGAACGATGGAAACCGCCATCGTGTTTGCATCGACATCGACAGAGAGGATCTGGATGTCATCGGTGGCGCTGGCGTCGATGTTGACAGTCAGACCGTCCGCGCCAACGTCGGCGGTGTTCATTGCGTCGGTCACGGCGATGTTTCCAGCGTCAGGGGAGACGCGGTACACGCTGGCAGGGCTGACGTCCACCTTGACGGTAGCCGCGCCGTCAGTGGCCGGGCTGGACACCTTGGAGACAGCAACGCCGGTCACAGCCTCAGATTCGGTGTCCACTTCCTTGAAATAGCCGTCAGTGGCTCCGGAGGCGGTCAGCATCAGGCCCACGGTGATGTCGGCAGAGGTGGAGTCCAGCGGAAGCTCGATGATCTTCCGGGGTCCGTACATGTACTCAAAGGACATCCGGTGTCCTCCTTGCAGGGGTTATCGGGAGCCCGGTAGATCCAGCGGTTAGCCTTTCAGCTTGCCCTGTTTGATCAACCGGGGTTTCAAGCGCACAGCCCAATATCGTTTGGGGGGCAAGCCGTACCGCTTCCCCTCCCGGTCGCACTGGTCCTTGTACTGCGCGGGGATGTGGTCCTCTCTGCGCTTTGGTGGCGCGCTGCGGACACCGCCCGCCGGGCGATCCTCCGATGCCACTAAACGCTTTTCGATCTTGTCCAGCTGCCGGGACATTGCGGACGGGGTGAGTCCATCGGGGATCAGCTCCCGCCACTCCTCCGGCAGTGCCTCGAGCCGTTCGGTGTTCTGCGCGGTCATTGCCTCGACGCGGGCTTTTTTCTCGCCTTTGAGTGCTTTCAGCTCTGCCAGCTCGGTGGCGCGCTCCGCTTTCAGTGCCTCGTACAGTTCTTTGAACTGACCCGACTCCGCGCGGCGTGCTTCCTCCGCTGCGTCCTTCTCTGCCTGCCACTCCTCCAGGCGCTTCTCCAATTCTTGCCGCTTCTTGCGCTCTGCCTGGAGTCCAGCCTGGAGCCCGGCGGCGGCTTTGTCTGCCGGGGGGTCTGCCGGTGGCGGCGTGTCGTCGGGATCGCTCTCTGTGTCCCAGTCCTCGATCTCCCCGTCCTCCTCCAGACACATCCCGCCCGGCGGCGGGGAGTGTGGCGGGGATGGGATCGGATAGACGCACGGCTTGACGCTCACTGACAGCCCCTTTGCGCCCGATAGTGCCCGGCGTCGGCGTGGGTATGGATATGGATCGGGATTATCGCTATTCTGATCAATATTCTACAGATAATCAAAGGGGCTGCACAATGCGCGCAGAGCTGATCAAGGTCAATCTATCGTGGATCATTGTCGATAAGTCCGTTCCCGGCTGGCGAACCGTCGAGACGCACGGGGAGGAGGCGCACGCCCTGGAGCGGCTGGCGATCCTGTCATCGAGTGCAAATAATCCAAAACCACCCCGCAGCCCCGGCGCGCCTCCGGCGTCGAGCGTCGAGGAGGACAGCGCACCCTCCCCGGCGTGGTCTGCCGTCCTCGACGGTCCCGTGAGGGATGTCAGGGCGCGCGTTGTCGCCTGCGACGATGTGGACACCCTGGAGGAGCTTCACGCCGTCGAGGCGGCGCAGGCCGGACGTAAGACAGTCCTCAGTGCGCTGCGGTCCCGGATCTCTGCCCTGTCCTGATCACTCCTCCCCGTCCTCGATGAGCGGGGCGCGTCGAGCTGGGGGCGCGGCGGGTGCCTCGAGTCGCTGCATGTACTCTGCCGGGGTGGCGTCACGGTCTGCCAGATCAAGCCGTTGCACGCGTTCCACTGCGTCCTCCATCGTGATCAGACCGGCGGCGCGCGCTTTGGTGATCACGTCGAGGAGTGCCGCGACATCTGCGGGGAGGAGCGGCGGGCCGGACAAGCGCACCGGGTGGCGTGTCGGATCGTAGGGGCGGTTCTGTGCCATGGCAACCCCCATGGCGATCGCCTTCTCGATGCTGCCGTAGATCCGCGCCCTGACGGCGGCGTACTTCACCTCGTATCGGGTGGCAAGCAGGCGCAGGGCGTCGGCGGAGAGGTTTGCGGTGGAGGAGCTGAATAGGAATTCTGGGAACGTGGATCGGACATCATCGATCAGCCGTTCCATCTGCGCGCGGATCTCGGACACGCCGGACAGTGTGGGCTCCAGATACCGGGCGTCGGCGTTGGACATCGCGTCTTTGCTGCCACCGTACAAATTCAAGATCTTGCCGATGTTCAGCAGATCCGCGCCCCCGCCGACCTTGACGCCCTTGATCATCAGTTTGGGATTGCCGTACCGATCGCCCACGGCGCTGATCTGACTTGCAAGGCTGTTGATCTCGCCCTCGGGACGATCCAGGCCGTGCGTCACCGGTAGGCTGTGCTCCGGCTCCATCGGGGAGGGTGTGAACCGCCCGTGCGCGATCGGCGTGATCGACAGTCCATGCTCCCCGGCTCCCGCCTCCCCCTCTGCGTCCTCCGCTGCCGTCTGCGCGTCGATCTGTGCGCTGTACCGGGTGCGACTGATGGAGATCGCGCGGGCGTCGAGGGTGCGCTGATAGGTGTCCACCGCGCCGGACTCTGTGGGATGTCCGTGCATGTCCACGGACACCTCTCCGAGAATTGCGTGTGTGATCACCGCGCGGGAGATCCGCCGTCCCAAGATCGGATCGTACTCCAGGATCACCGTGCGGGCGTCGTGGCTCACCAGCTCCACTGCATACGGGCGCGTCGAGGACATCCTGACGGGCTCGACGTACAGATCACCGTACAGTGCGGCGTCTTTGCTCCACAGCGTGCCTTGCGTTGCCATCTCGCTCCGCTGCCAGATCGCGCGCGCCTCCTCCACGTCTGCGTCGGGTGCGCCCTCGACGGGGGTGAGCACCACTTCCCCGATCGCGAGTGCAGACGCCGCCACCTCTACCAGAAAGATCCGGTCACGGTACAGCCGCCGGGTCTGCGCGATGATCTTGCCGTTGTCATCGAGGGCGCGGAATAGCTGTAGATCCTTGATCATCTGCGCGCTGTAGTTCTCCCCGTGGTAGGCATCGAGGAGGTACTGATACCGCTCTTGCCATGCCTCCGGCGTGCCCGGCCACCCAAAAGGGTCATCAGTGGTCAGGAGGCTGCGGTGATCGCGGTCAAGGTAGTGGACACCGTGCGACATGTCTGATCCTCTGCGGGTGTGGTGTGACGCAATCCTAACCCCTGCGCCGTGGCGGGCGGGATGTGGGCTATTCGTCCTGATCTGCCTGGATACGCGCAGCCCAACGCCGCCCGGCGTTGCCTCCCCATAGAAGCCATGCCTGCGCGGCCTTGGATGTCGGTCTGTCCCGGCGTGCCGCTGCCGATCCAGGGGATGCACCGTGACGGGCAAAAAAGGACAACATCCGGCGCACCGTGTCGAGGCTGACGGGCTGGCGATTCGAGAGCTGCCGGGCACGTGCCAGCCCCACAGCCGTCCCGGCGCGGTTGCTGGGGGTCTGCGCCGCCCTGATCTGGAGTCCTCGACGTGCAGCGCGGGCAACGTCAGCAGGTGGTCTGTAGGACGGCATCAGGGCGCTTCGGTCATGACAGCGACAACGTCGTGAAGGTCTACAAGGGTGATCCCGTCGTCGTAAAGGTCAGGCCCGTCGATCGACTTTGATTCTCTAAACCGCGACATCAGTAGCGAAACCTCCTGATCGGGCGCGATCCGTACGATCTCCGATCCAGAGATCAGATAGATTGTGATCTTTGTCATCATTGCTGTATATCCCCGTGAATTTGGCTATTGATTGTCTGGTATTCCGCTTTGTCCCGTCTGCGGGTCATTGTATCGCCTGGATCGGCTCCCCTGTGCAGTAGATCCCCGACGAATCGGCTATCCACCAAACGATGCCGCCCCGTCAAACGTGGCAGATCCGCCGCCCTCCAGGAGCCAGATCGCGCGTTCCCAGGAGTCCGGCCCGTCGTCGTGCGTCCCGGTCGGGATCTCGCGGGCCTGCTCTACTGCGATCGGGTCCATGTCCTCCGCCACCTCGATCCATCCCAGATCAAACAAGGGGGCAAGTCTGGACATTCGGGTGTTTTTGTTCTCTGTCGATGCGTGCCCGATCAAGGGGAGGCTCCACACCCGCCCGGCGGCGCGGCGGGCCTTGCGCTGATCATCGAGGATCGTCCCGATCAGCCGGGCGAATCCGTTGTCTTCGTATCCATACAGCCCGGCAGGGCCGATGATGCCGAACGCCGCCCACATCAGATCCAGCTGTCCCAGTGTGCCGACGCGCCGGAGATCGGTTTTGAGGAGGTACTTGTATCCAAGCCGATCCTCCGCCGCGAGTGTGACAGCGGCGTAGTCATTGCGCTCTGTCTCCTCAGACGCGCGGGGATCAAGCCACACCGCTACCCGGCAGCTCTTCAGATGCACCCGCCGCCCCTTGCTCGACGTGATCACCTCCCCGTCAAATGAGCACCGTGCCCACCTCTCAGGCCAGAACACCTGCCGGGCGGGGTCCGTCGCAATGTTCTGTTTCTCGCTGTAAAATGACGCCTCCCCGTCTGTCCACAGCATGATCATCAGGTCATACAGGGGCTCCTTCTCGGGCCACAGCACCCGCGCGCCGCGATCCATCTCTGCCCGGTGGCGTCTGTAGTAGTCCCGCGCGGTGTCCTCACGGTCTGGATCGGACAGATCCGCCCACAGCCGTTTACAGCGGTCCCACAGATCCATCCGGTCGGGCCATGCCTCGACAGCCTGCCACCGTCGAGCCTGCCAGCCCGGCGCACCCTCCCCCGTCGGTCCCAGGATGCGGGACAGCATCGAGTCTGGATGTAGCACCGTGCCGATCACCCTGAAGATCGTCCCGGTGTCACCCGCTTTCAGGATGTCTTTTGTTAGGTAGCTCCACAGCTTTTCCCGCTGCGTCGGGCTCCTCACCCGGTCGGGGTGCTCCCCGTCGTCAATGACGATCTTTGTCGGGCGCACTCCGGCATCTTTGGTGCCTCGAATCGATCCACCGAATGAAAACGCCTTAAATCGGGTGCGCCCCTCCCCGATGCCAACACTGACGCGAAAATCGGTCTTCGATCCCGTCGCGTGGATCGGTCCATAGACGCGGTGCAGGTCTGCGTAGGTGTCTGGATCGGTGAACACCTCGTGCAGATCCGCCACCAGATCCTCAGACAGAGAGAACGTCGTGGAGATGATCCCCACGTATGCCTCCAGGGCATACACGGCGTCGTGCGCAAGTGAGCAGAACGATTCAAGGGTGCTCTTTGCATTGCCACGCGGCGCGGCGTCTGCAATGCGCTGGGGGCGCGGCCTGTCCCTCCAGGTGGTTTTGACGCGGCGGAGGGTGGACTGATGAAACCGTGAGAACGGCAGGGGTAGCCGGGCGCCGAAGAACACCGCGCAGAACAGCCCTAAATCGTACCGACAGCGCACGTACAGCGCGTCATCCCGGCGCGCGGCGGGGAGGGCGTCGAGGATGTCCAGGAATCCGGCGGTATCCGGCTCGATGAGCCACGCCCACGCGGCGGCGTCGATGTCCCGCGTCACGCTTCACCGTCCCGCGTCAGCCCGACCTGTGCAGCCGCCGCCCTCAGTTCACGCATACGCGCGGCGGGGTCTGCCACGTCGTCCGTGCCCGTGAGCGACTGTACTTCCTTGACGACGGCGGCGATGTCTTTGAGGGCGCGGGCCATTTGATCCGGCCTGTCCACCTCTGCGCGGCGGTCGGGACTCAGTACCCACTCCACACCCTGACGCAGATCCTCCACCCGGTCCTCTATCCACGTCCGCGCCCCCTCTGCCCTCACTTCGGATCGCGCGCGTGTGGAGCTGCGGCGTAGTGCGGCATCATCCACCACCTCCCGCGCCCTCCACCACCTCCGAAGCGTCTTTTCAGAGATACGCAGGGCGGCACTGACGCTGCGGTATTGCGGCAACCATGCCCCGTCTTGTCCCTGTGATGCCGACGACATCAGCGCCCCGAGTGCGGCGTCTTTGGATTGCTGGGAGTACTTCGCTCGCCCTGCCATCACTCCCCCCGCTCTGCGCGCATCAGCTCTGCAAGATCATGCACCGATTGACCCGGCGCGGCACGCCTCCCCCGGCGGGTGCTGCCGGGCCGGGGGAGCGCATCGACGGCGCGGACATCCACCGTCCGCAGTAGGGGCGGCGCGCTGGTGAGATGCCACCGTGAGCACTCCCCGCAGCGGTACGGATACAGCTCACCGCCATAGCGGGCGGTGAGTTTGCGGGCATAGCGGCGGGCGCTCCCTCGTCCTGGATAGGCGCTCTTTTCACGGCATGACATCAGGGGGATCTCCGGCGCGGGCGTGCGGCGTCATTGCGTTGCAGTGGTGGAGCTGCGTCCCGGCGGCGATCCCGATCAGCATCACGGCGATCACCTCCGCCCGGCTGTAGCGGCGGCGGCTCACGTCGCAGTCTCCAGGATCGATGGACAGCGCGGATCGTGCGCGCTGTAGTCCGCGCTCCATAGTGACCGGTGGACACCGCCCACACAATCGGTATCCACCACTCCGGCAGGATGGCAGACGCCGCGCCCGCCATCAGCACAGGGGCGCAGATGAGCAGCACCGGATCGTCCCGGTCTGGAATGTCCCACCATCCGAATACAGACACGCATCAGGCTACCCCGTCAGGGCTGGATCGGGGAGGGGGCGCTGACGGCAGGGCGTCGATCAGGAACGCCGCCATTTTGTGCGAGATCTGCCCGGCGGCGGTGTCCGGCTCGACGCACGCCCGCGCCCCGATGGAGGCGATCTGACGGCGCAACCAAGCCCGGTGGAGCTGTCTGCGCGTGGCATCAGACAGCGGCGGGAGGTCTATCGCGGTGGCGTGCAGATCCAGTGTCACCGGGTGACGACTCCCGGCGGGACGTGCCACACTCCGGCGATCTCGATCATGCACACCCGCCCCTCGACGCGGTGGCGTCTGTCCTGCGCAAACTGCCCACAGACATGCGCCGCCCCGGCGTGCCACCGTGCATCCTCGATGTCCTGGAGGATGCGCCACGACGCCACGCCAGCCCCAACAGACATCAGGATCAGGAGGCGCGTCACTGATCACTCCCCGGCGGCGGCGTCAGGTACAGCTCAGGCCAGAACGGATCGAAAATATCCGGGCGCTTGCCCGTGGCGCGCAAGTTCAGGCCCACGGCGGGGATCTCGTCCGTCGGCAGCTCTGCAAATTCATCTTCTGCCACCTGTGCGCCGTGCCCTATCGTGTCCTCCACCTGGATCGCGCGGGCGCGCTGTGCGGCGGCGTATGCAGCGCGCGGGGCGGGCTTCATGAGTGCGAGCTGTACCAGATACGCCACCGTCAGCAGGATCGGTGCAAGGATCAGGAATCCCAGGATCACGCGGGCGACATCGAGGGGGATCACGGGGCGCTCCGGATGCTATCCGCCGCGTCGGTGAGTATCGCTTTGACCTGACGCAGTGACAGCACGGAGCGCGGGCCGATCTCGATGTGCGTCTGTCCGGCGCGATCTCGGTACACGAGGACGGGGATCACGTCCTCCAGGGTGTGCCCCGGTTCAGGGCTGACGCCGGAGGCGGCTACCAGTGCGGCGCAGAGTCGCTGTCTGAGGTGTAGTCCCGTGGTGCTCATTTCAGATCCAGATCAGGGGTGTACGTGGGCGCGTCGAGGATGTCACCCGGCAGGGGTGGAGGAGCACGCCACCCCCTCACGTCGGCGTCGGGGTCTGTCAGGGCGTCATCGTCAGGACGGGGTGCGCAGATGTCGGCGTGATTGCACGGCGGGCAGAGTCGATAGAGCGCGCCGGGCGGGGGCTGCCCACCGGGACGATAGGCGATCTCCCGGTCACAGTGTCGGCAGGAGTAGCGGCGGATCTGCGGCGCGATGGAGAGGCGCGTCACGGTGTCACCTCCAGGGCGGAGATCGTGACATGCGCGCCGACGCGGGCGGGATCGTGGCTGGCGTGTAGGCTGACGTGCAGGCGACTCACAAGGGTATCGTCCACCAACGCGCCGCCGTGTACCAGGGCGTCGAGGACCGACCCGGCGGCGTTGTCGGCGTCGGGTTTGCCGATCCAGGGGAACGGCTCCCCGCCGGGCGGCTTCCACAGCGCCCGGCGGGTGACGCTGGTCTTAGCGGGCCGGTTGCGAGGCGCGGGGAGGACCACCACGACGTGCACCGTCACTGCGCAGTCGATCACGGCATGGACAGACGCGGCGCGCATGGACTGTACGACGCTGACGGCACTCTTGACCCACAGCCGATAGGCGCGGGGCATGTACGTACCCCGGCTTGTGACGCGGGGGCGGGCCTTGCCGGGTGTTTTGCCCGGCAAGAACAGGGCAAACAGTGGCGGGGAGTCGGTCACGATGTCCTCCAGGCGGGGAAGTGCTGCGGGCGCGGGGGAACGCCCGCAGCGGATCGAGGATCAGGCGCGATCCGGGGAGGGATCGGCGGGGGAGCGGGTGAGGATGCCGATCACGCGGCGGCGCTCCTCGACGGGGAGCCGCTGCACTTGACGCAGGGCGCGGGAGCCCGCAGCCGTCAGCCGCCCGGCCTGGAGCCACGTCACAGACACCCGACAGACGCGGGCGACATCGTGCAGCACTGGATCACCGGGGCGGCGCTCCCCGCGCTCCCAACCGTGGACCGCACTCGACGTGCATCCGAGGAGGCGGGCAAGTCCCGCGATACTGTGCCCGGCGTCGAGGCGTGCCTGTTTGATGCGTGATCCTGTCGTCATGCACAAACAATAGCGCATGACTGCGCACCCGTCACGGGATACGATCGGTGCGGTCGTGTTGCCGGGAGTGAGGGGGATTAAGCTACCCCCGCACTCCCGGTTTTTATCTGCGGGAGTGCGACGGGTGGAGGATCGCAGTGATCGCGACGTGCAGCGCGTCAGCCTGGAGTGCGGCCCACCCCTGGCAGATCACCACCTCCAGGACATCGACGACGGACACCGGGAGCGCCTGGATATACGCCGTCAGTGCAGCCTCCCCGGCGTCCCGGTTTGGAGCTGCGGGCCGTGCCATGCAGGCGATCAGCTCCAGCTCCAGCAGTGTCCGGCGGGTGTGTGCGCTCACGGTGTCACCTCGATGTATACGCCGCAGGTGGAGCTCTGCCCGTCCTGGTATCGGTGCGCCTCCATCGCGGCGGCGTGCATGTCGTCGCACTCCTGATCAGTCCAGACGGACAGCCACGAATTCGCGCGGGGCTCCCCCTCCCGGTCGGGGTGTGGATTCCAGAACGACAGCAACAGACAGCCTGCGCGGGCGCTGTGACGCTTGCACTGACGGCAGAGGGTACGCCGTGCCATCGGGATAGCGGCGGCGGTCATCGTGCCCTCCGCGCGCGGTATGCGTCGGGACGATCAGACACCCGCCCCGTCTCCCCGTGCCAGTGGAGATCCAGGATCATCCCCGCCGGGCCTGCCCTGTTCTTGCCGACAACCCAGTTCATGAGCGTGGGATCTGCGGTGTCGTCGTAGTACGCCGGACGGTGTGCAAGGAGGATCAGATCGGCGGTGTTCTCAATCATGGTGGAGTCTGAAATATTGGAGATCCGGGGGATTGCATCCTGACGGTTCTCTGCGTCACGGTTCACCTGCGCCAGTACCAAGATCCAGATCCCCAGCTCCTTCGCCAGCTCCTTGAATCCCACGATCCAGCGGGTGACAGCATCGGTGCGCCGCTCCCCGCGATCCGGTGTCATCAGCCCGATGTAGTCCACCACGACGCCGCGCAGTGGTGCCGCTGTGGTGGCGTTCTCTGCATGCTGTCGGCGGATATGGCTCTTGATCTCTGTCAGGGTGTAGATCCCCCGCCCACGGACCCGCAGTGGCAGTGTGGAGTATTCCGCCGCTGCGGATCTGATCCGTGCCATCTCTGCCGGGGAGGACTGGACCTTGCCGATCACCTTCCCCAGCCCGACGCCGGAGAGCTGCGCGATGTACCGCTGGTGCTGTTCCACTTCGTCCATCTCCAGGGTGACGTATTCCACCCGGTTCCCGTCGAGGGCGGCATTCATCGACAGGCTGACGGCACCCATCGACTTCCCCATCCCCGTCCGTGCAGCGAGGACGATCAACTTTGTGGGCGCAAGGACGCCGGGGGCCACCGCGTCGAGGGTTTCGATCCCCGTCGAGCCGTGGGCGTGTGCTGCGGGATTTGCGAGGAGATCCAGGACAGCGCGCGCCCCGTCGTCTGCGCTTGTCCCGGCGTCGGGGCGGGTGTGGCGTAGTCTCCCCACTGCACGCTCCACCAAGTCGATCGCGTCCTCCACCTGTTTCGTCGGGCGTCCGTGGATCGGCTGGGATGCAAGCGACGTGAGCCAAGGGGCCATAGCGGCGATCCGGCGGCACGTGGCAAGCGCGATCACCGTCTCGATGTGGTCCGCGACGATGAGCGGCGATCCCATGTCTGCCAGCCCTGACGCGTACTGCAGCCCGCCGTAGTCCTCCACATCTCCGGAGAGGTAGATCGCCTCGATGACCGCCGCCATCTCGATACTCTGCCCGGCGTCGGCGCGTTCACAGAGGAGCACATAGAGGCGCTGGTGTGCCAGCCGGTAGAAATCCCTCGACTCCAGGCCGCTTGCGCGAATGTCTACCAGCTCAGCACCATAGCTGCTGAGAATCGAGGCGAGGATCTGGCGCTCTGCCTCCAGGCTGTGCCGCTCTGCGGGCGTCTGTGCGGCGCTCACGATGCCACCTCGACGCACGCCGCCGCCCAGTGCTGCGGAAACTCCCGCTTAAAATCGCGTTCAAATTTGCCCGCTTCATACCCCCGGCGCAGATCCCGCGCTGCCAGCCATGCGCTACCCGTCGAGGACGTTCCCAAGACCGACTGCATGCAGCTCAGCACGGCGGCGTCTACCCGCAGATCGTCAGGGCACAGCCGCCACCCGGTGCGCTCGTGTGGTGCCTGTCGTCGGTGGATGTCTCCCCAGCATGCAGAGAGAAGTGCATAGGCCTTATCTGCGGTCATTGCCTCCCCGGCTCCCCCGTCGAGGAGCGTCAGCGCGCCCGGTGCTGCGGGCTTGGGAAATACGCCCTGATAGCCTGACGCGGCGGCGGTGTGGAGGGCGTCAACCACTGCCAGCCCCGCCCGGTGATCCCGCTCGAGCTTGCGCAGGAGTCGTGCAGGCTGCGCCGGGGTGCGCCACCGTGACGCCGCCCTCATCTCCTGACGGTGTGCGCAGTAGTCCACCCACGCCTCCCCCCAGCCCGGCAGGGCGTCGAGGACATCAGGCACCGGGACGGCGGCGATCTGTGCAGCGGTCATACAGCCCTGACGGCGGCGGGGCTTCTCCACAGCGTCCACAGACTTCTCCACAGCGTCCCCGGCAGGGGGACTACAGGGGGTAGTTGTCTGATGTGTGATGTCTGAGGTCTGTACTTCCGCGCGTATGGCGACCGGCTGGCGACGGGCTGGCGACGGGCTGGCGACGGCAGACGGTTTAACCTGCTCTATCGTCTGCAAAGCTGGCGACCGGCTGGCGACCGGCTGGCGACGGGCTGGCGATTGCTGGATCAGACGCCAATCCGACTCTGCTCGTAGGAGACAGCGGACACGGTGATCAGTCCATCCCCAGCGGGCAGACAGCGCGGGGCGTCCCGGCATCCTGCGACGACGTGACAGCTTCACCTGTGCGGCGTACACCCGCAGATCGTGTGCGGCCTGTCCATGTGTCCAGGGCTGCGGGAGGAGCGGGGCCACCTCCTGCCACACAGCAGACGGCAGGGGTTCCCAGCCTGTGCGCAGGGATGACGCGGGAGCGCCGGGTGTGTTATTCTGCATTTGATTCCTTCAGGGACCGGGTGTAGTTGGTAGCTCCCCGGTCCCTATTTTTATATCACGTCAGCGGTCAGAACAGGGTGTTCTGTACTGCGGGACGCCACGCGGGCGGGCGTGACATCGTCAAATACTCCCGCTGCTGTTTTGAGAATACGCGCTTCTGTCCGATCCGCTCCCCTGTAATTTCCACGACGTGCCAGCCCTCCAGCTCCACAATCGGCGCGCACTCGCAAATCACCACCCACGCCCCGGCGTCAGACCAGCGGCGTGCCATCGTCAGCACGTCAGCGCGGGGGAGGCTGTGCGCGTATCCAGTGGTCGGGTGTTCCCCCAGGTGTCCCAGATAGGGCGGATCGATGATCACCACAGAGCCGGGCGGGAGCTGTGGTGGCTCGACGGCGCGGGCGTCGGGGAGGATGGAGGCGGGGATGGTTGGAAGCGCATCGAACCGCTCTTGCATACCGTTGATCGTCAGGCAATCCACCCGACCGCTTCCAGATAGCCCGCCGTATGGATTCTTGAATCCGCCGTTCCCTGCGGCGTTGCCTATAGACCACGCGGTGTCAAGGCACCACCGCGCCACCTCACGAGGATCGACGGCGCGGGCGTCGGGGAGGATGGAGGCGGGGAGGTGGTCCGGCACACGATCCAGTGCGTCGAGTAGTTCGGGGATCGTCGTACAGAATGACTCTCCGCCGTGAGTTGATCCGCCCTGCCCGGTGTTTTTGAAGTCGGGTCCGACGTTGATCAAGCGGTTCGCTGTGACCAGCCGTATCCACCGCGCCACCTCACGAGGATCGGCAGGGGGAGCCTTGACCGGTCCCTCTGCGCGCAGCCGATCCCATAATTTGCGTGGATTTTCGTCTCTCCAGCCGCGAATGATTTCCGCCGCTTTGCTCTTCAGTTCGGCGTCTGTGTAGCTGGTCAGCAGGAGGCGGCATCCGTCGTCCGGCTCGCACCACAGATAGCGGGCGGCACCACTGCCAGAGCGGAGCCCGAGACAGCGGAGGATGGCGCTGGCATAGCCCTGTTTATTGCCCATCCTCGACACGGGCGGGCGGGCGTTTTTTCCACCGTGCAAGCGGATCGAGAGTGCGGCTGTTCCTGCGCACAGCTCAACGAATAGGGGGATCATGACAGCACCAGCAATTCGGACGCTACAAATCTGCCGATGATCTCAGCGCAAGCGGGAACCACGGCGTTCCCAAGCGCCGTCAGTCGCTCCCGGTCGTGGTCGGGTGCGCGGCGGTTCCCAGGCGTGCTGTGGTCCTGGAGGGGCGGGCCATCGGTGAGGGCTGTCCAGCCGGGCGGGAAGCCCTGCAAGGCCTCGACCCAGCTCGGATTGAGTCGGCCCTCCACACTCATCGACAGGGAGACCTGTTTCCCTATCCTGATCCGCCGCTGGACATTCGGGGCTGATGGCCCGCTCCGATCGCGATTGTCTGACGCTGCCGGGGTCGGCCAGCTGCGCCTCACCTCGACTGCCAGCAGCCGCCCCGCGCCGTT